GTCCAGGGCAAGGCTGTTGCTGGTAAGGCACAGCAGATGCGCAAGGCTGATAAGGCTGACGCCTCTAAGCGTCGCATTAGCGGCACGACTCGTGGCGGTCGTTCCAAGTATTAACCAGTAAGTCTGTTGCTTTCCCGGGGGCCACACCCCGGGAAGGTAACAATTAGGGCTATTGGTTGATGATGAAAAACGCTCAACCAGCCCATTCCCTTTACGGTGCCCCTGTCTCGGGGCAGCGACTTGCTTACACAGAGGGAGCAAGGATCGCAGCAGCTTCAGCACCCTATGTGGGACGTAACCGTTGCATTGGCAACGATGATACCTGTGAAGGCCCAAAGGCCAAAGGTACAGATTACTGTATTGGGCATCTGAGGTCCCAGGGGCAGTCTAAGTGATTACGCTGGCGACTCTTAGGTCGCAGGTTCGTTCAATGGCGGATCTTGATGAAACGGATCTACCGGATTCGGTTATTGATCAGTTTGCTCGTGAAGGATTTCAACGCATTTATGCACTTGAGCGTCGTTGGCCATATCTTCAGGAAACCTACACTTTCAACACTATTTCTGGTCAAAGATCGTATGATCTCGAAACGATCGGTGATGTTCGGGAAATAATTTCTGTTGTAGACACAAGCGCATCAGGAAATAGATTTACGCTTATTGACTATAACAATGCTGAAGAGGTGTGGTTGGGGAACACTGACACCCCGAGCCGCCCGTATTTCTATTCGTTTTGGAATAAGCAAATTCACTTGTGGCCGAAACCGGATGCATCGTATCCGATCACGGTTCGTGCTTACAGAAACCCAACCTATGATTGGTTGAACTCTGTAACAGAAAATATTGATTTGGATGAATGGTTCCATGCTATTCTTCCGTATTTTGTTTTGGCACGTGTGTATCAGCGTCAAGAAGATTCAGAACTTAGCACAATGTATATGCGCTCCTTTGAAGAAGGAGTCGCATTCGCTAGACGAGATTTGATGAAGGCATCTAGCGCACAGCCTGTTGTTATGTCTGGTGGTAAGCGTTATCCGACTATGCGTCGCTGGTTGCAGACGCTTGGGGCGACTCTTGGACAATGAGTGCAGTATCCGTTGAGCGTTACGATGACTTTACTGGTGGTCTGAACCTTCGAGCAGATCAATTCCAGTTGGGCAAAAACGAATCCCCAGACATGTTGAATGTTGAGATTGACCCACGTGGCGGATTGTTTTCACGTGGCGCAATGCGTGAAATTAATCCAACCGCTATTGTCGGTTCTTGGACACCTCAAAAGCTTTTCGCTTTTCAGGGTGAAACACCAACAATCATGTTAAGCACTCAGTCAAAGATTTATAAGTCAACTGGAGCCAACTTTACCACGCTTCAATACTCTGCCGGCAACGATGTTACGCCCACAACTGGGCATGGCGGTTGTTTTGCCCAATGGGGAAAAACTCTTTATATGGCCATGGGAACTTCCGGCAATGGTGGCTACAAGTGGAGAACTACTGATACTTATGCAACGGTTTTGACTGCAAGTGGTGTAAACCCCAATCCGTGGCAGGCATACAATACTCCAACTGGTGGTAAGTTGCCTACGGCTGAGCACCTTGCAGTGCATGCTAACAAGTTGTTTGCTGCTAATACGACTGAAAATGCGATTCGTTATCCGAATCGTGTTAGGTGGTCACATGAAAACCTTCCTGAAGACTGGATGCAAGATGACTATATTGACTTTGAGGGTGGAAGCGATGGCGTAACCGCTATTGCACCGATCAATGGTCAGCTTGTTGTTTTTAAAGCAAGTTCCGTTTATGTTGTTTACGGTTACGATTCAACAGATTTTCAGGTTGTTGAACTTACCTCACAGCTTGGCGCCGTTTCGCACGAGCATGTTGCTGTAGCTGAAAATGGTGTTTATTTCTATTCCCACCAACGTGGATTGTATTTTTATAATGGAACCCAAATCGTTGACTTGACAGACAATTTGAAGGGCATGTTCGATCAAGGATACGTAAATAATTCCGAGATCGATAACATTCATCTTTCATACATCAATCGTCGTGTTTGGTTAAGTTTGCCATATTCCAAAACCACCAGCGTTGAGTATCCGACCGTGTCTTTTATCTATGATCCGTCCATTGGACGTGGAGCATGGATTGCTCATTCTACGGCAGATAATCGTGCCCCGATCGGGGGATGCAACTTTAGAAAAACAGATGGGTCATACATGTATTTGATGGTTCATCCAACAATTCCAAGAGTTTTGCAAGTTGATGTTTATTCTGAAGAGAAGGATTTGCTTGCCGGAGTTGAAGTGGGCTTCACTAGTTATTATCGAACCGGATGGGTTGATGGAAGAACATATTCATCTAAAAAGATGTTTAGACGACCTGACATTGTTGTAAAGCAGGTTGATACTGAAAGATCAATCAATGTTAAGGTTTATCACAATTACGAAGAAGCAATTGGAAACGAAAGAAAAAATTTTAATCTTTTGCTTCTTGCTTCTGCACGTGGAATGCTTTGGGGTTCCGGGTATTGGGGAACAGGTCAATGGGGTGTTGTGGCGCAGGGCGCCCAGGTTGTTCGTGGAACAAACCTTGGTCTTGCCAGATCGGTGCAACTTTTATTTACTGGACCAACCGGTCTTTATTGGGGTATCGATAGCATCGCCTACAAATACAACAATAGAAAGATAAGCGGATAATGTACCAAATTCAAATTCCCGCTCTGACTACCTTGCAATCGGCAGATGCAAGAGCAATTAGAACAATTGTTGCTTCACTTGTGGCCGAAATTGCCAAACTCAACAAGGATGTTGAAGATCTCAAGGAGCAAATAAAGCGACGAAGCGATTACCGAGAAAGGCCATCTTATGGCATACGACGCTAGTGTATTTGAGGCACGTAGACGTGCGGCAATGCAGAACATTGCTGCACCGTCCGCAATGAATGTGTATGACCAGTTTATTTCACAGCAACGTGGTCAACGCAATCTTGCCGAACTGCAACGACAGTATGATGAGGGTGCACCAAAGGTTGTGTCATCGTATGGTCGCCGTGGCCTGTTGGCTCCGTCTGTACGCAGCGGAGCGTTTCGCAAGGCAATGGCCGAGTATTCACGTAGGCGTGTGCAGGACACTGCTGAGTTGCAGCGTGAACTTGATATGTCTGCTGCTCAAGCAGAATTGCAGAACCGTCAGTTGCGTTCACAATATGCGCAGGATTTGCAGGATCTTGAAACCGATAAGGCACGTCAGATTCGAGAAGACGCTTTGGCGCTTCTTCGTTTGAGAGCAGGAGCATAACATGGCAGAGAATCAGAGAACTCCGGGTCGTAGCGCATATAAGGCGAATCGGATCAAGGTATTTCCTACGTCGGTGCCAGATCGTAGTACGAGTGTTGACGAAGGTTTTGTGCCTGTTGGTAGGGTCGTTGATCCGACTGCTACACAGATTTCGGATTTTCGTAGAGGTACAGCAGATCGATCTGAAAAATATACAAATGTTGGTTTGTACGGAGCAGACATTTCTGCGATGAATCCTGCTCAGCGTACTGCATATCTTCAGAGTCGTGGCATTGATACGACACCGGCACAAAATGTAAACATTGATATTGCTGGCGCACTTGGTCTTGGCGGTGGTGGTTCAGGTGGTGGTGGCCTGTCAGCATCTGACAAACTCGCATTGCAGAAGTGGCAGTATGAGAAAGCTCAGGACGCTGAAGAAAAGGCACGTCAGCAACGCTCGTACGATCTGATGATTCAGCAACTCCAGGATGGTTCGTACCGTGGGGATGTGGACGCAGCTTTGGCGAGGATTGGCAAGATGGATGCCGCATCAAAGACTGGTATTGAATCGATTTACGGTAATGTTTTGAAGAACATTGGTGCCGGATATGACACGGCATCCGGTTTGACAACCGGTGCATACAATGCGCTCACAGACTATTTGAACCGAAACCCAAACAATGCATTTGCTGGTTTGACCCAGCAGGTGACAGCACCTCAGGATCAGATGGCTCAGATGCTTAGTGCGTATGGTGTGTCGGCACCTGAGGTGGCGGCACAAATCCAGGCTGAACAACTTGCTGGGCAGCAGGGTGCTGGTGCGTTTAATACGCTTGCAGACTTCCTTGGAAGTGCAGCCCGTCAAGCCGACCTGTCACGTTTGGCTGAGGCTCAGGCTGCTGCGGCGTTTGCTGGCACCCAGTTGGGTCAGGAACGTGCGGCATACCAGTCGCAGGCTGCTCGGTCACGTCAGGATGCTTTAACCGCTTTGGCTGAGCGTACCGCTCAAGCCCAGTTCGATCAAGAACAGGCTGCCGAAGCACAGCGACAGGCCATTGTAAATGCCCTTATTGCTGCTGGAGTGAACCCCAATCCGCCTAAGGCTCCGGCTGCCCCGGTTGCCCCAACCCCGTTGACCAAGGATCAGGTTGCCGCATTCCAGCGTCAGCGTCTGGGCCTGGACTTCTAACGGTAACGATTTAGGTATTTGGTATGGATCCAAAGGTTTTAGCACAGATTGCCCAAATGTTTAGGGCAAACAAGCTTGGCGACCCCTCCAGCGCCGCCTTTGACCCCGTTCTCGCTTTGCTGACCGGAACCTATACGCCTAAGCAACAGTTCACTGAGGAACAGCTTTTTGAGCGTCTTGCACCCACGATGCTGTATGCCGCTGCTGAAGGTGCCAATTCGCCTAGGGCAATTGCGGCTAGCCGTATTA